AAACCTACGCATCGACGCAGGCAGACCGGCGACTGGTCCGTATGCGCGACACCCTGGTCAGGAGGTATGCCGGCCTGGTCAGCGCTGAGCCTGGGTGGTGTAGGTATCCAGCGCTGGTATCAGGATGTCCAGGCCAAGGTCAGCGCTGGGTGAGCCTGAGATGCAGCGCTTGATCCCTGGGAAGTGGAAAGCGTGAGCCAACGCAGCAGCACGCCCCAAAGTCGCTCAAAGGAAGCGCGCGACGTACACCCAGCGAAGCTGGGGGTACGGGTGCCACCATCGCCCCTCACGCTCGCGGCCCAGGAGAACCTATACCCGATCCCCACAAAAATTCTGTATCGCGGCGAATGGGCGTCTCAACTCCAGTTGGTGTTGAGACTTGACGCTTGCGGTCATAATTGGGAGCATGCCGACGAAGACGCCCCAGCCGCGTGTGTACAAGAAGCGCAATCTGCAGCAGCCGTGGGAAGCCGAACCGATAGCCCCGCCGCCCAGGACGCGGCGGATTCCGGAGGGGCAATTGCAGCGGCGCTATCTGGAGGCGCTGCCGAAGTTCTTCACGGTATCGGCGGCGCTGACGTCGGCGGGTGCGGACGCCAGCCAGTTACGCCGCTGGCGTGAGACGGACGGGGCGTTCTTAGTGGCCGAGCAGGACGCCCGCAATGCGCTAGCCGACAAGCTCGAAGCGGAGGCGGTGCGGCGTGCGTTCAAGGGGGTGCGCGTGCCGGTGTATCAGGGTGGGCTGCTGGCCGGGCACATGACCCAGTACTCGGACCAGTTGCTGGTGCTGCTGCTCAAGGCCATGCGCCCCGAGAAGTTCAGGGAGCGCGCCGAGATCCAGATGACCCAGCCCATAGTGAAGGTGGTGGCCGGCTTCGACCCGTCTCAAGCACTCTAAGCGGTGGCGTACGTGCTGAGCCGCGAGGCGAACCCTCTCTTGGTACTTCTCTGTGTCAAGGGCCCCATCGGAAACAGGCGGAATCTGACCGCCCCACTGGGGTCAAATGTGACATGCCGGTGACGTCTTCCAAAATGCCGGCAGATTGGTGCTATTCTGGGCGCCAATGGACGGGCCGTCCTGAGTGGCCACCTCCCTGCGTCCGCAGCGATCTGGAGCGCGGCGCGGGGAGGTGCTTAGCGGGATAACCGCTGAGGTTCAATCGGAAATAGTCCGCACTCTGCCGCAGCAGTCGGCATACATGCCGTTTGGGGCTGCTCAGACGCTGATGGAGTATCGCGGCAGGGAGGTCCTGCTGGCTGGACCGGCGGGCACGGGCAAGTCCAGGGCGGCGTTGGAGAAGCTTTCGTTCGTGGCCTATCGGCGGCCGATTCGGGCCGCCATCGTGCGGAAGGTCAGGAAGTCGCTGACCCAGGCGGCGCTGGTCACGTACGAGAAGAAGGTGCTGCCGGAGCCCTCGGGGGTGCGCTTCTGGACCGAGGATCAGGAGTACCGCTACCCCAACGGGGCCATCGTCGCCCTGGCCGGGCTCGACGACCCCGAGAAGGTCAAGTCAACGGAGTTCGATCTGATTTATGTCCAAGAAGCCACCGAACTTGATCAACTGGATTGGGAGTTGCTGGTGTCTCGACTCCGCAACGGGGTCTTGTCCTATCAGCAGATCATCGCCGATTGCAACCCCGCCGATCCTTACCACTGGCTCAAGCAACGTTGTGACCGTGGTGAGTGCCTCCTGCTCGATACACGGCACGAAGACAACCCTCTACTGTTTGACCACCAGGCAGGAGCTTGGACCGAGTTCGGCGAGCAGTACCTGAAGACCCTCGACACCCTGACCGGTTACCTGTACCAGCGCCTGCGGCTGGGCCAGTGGGTGGCCGCCGACGGGATGTTCTTCACCGAGTGGAACCCCGAGGTGCATGTGGTGCAGGGCTTCGACATTCCGGAGCATTGGCCCAGGTGGACCTCGACGGACTACGGCTTCGCGGCGCCGTGGTGCACGTTGTGGTTTGCCCGCGATCCCGAGGGCAATCGGCCGGTGTACGTGTACCGCGAGCGTTACGCGGTGGAGGTGCGCGATGAAGAACAAGCTGAGATCATTTCATCCGCGAGCGAAGGCGAGCGGATATTGGCGAATGTTTTGGACCCGAGCATGTTCAACGCTCGGACGGAGCAGAACAAGCCCTCCATCGCCCAGGTTTACGCATCTGGCGGAATTTCCAATATTGTTCAGGGTTTCAACAACCGCCGCACCGGTTGGAGCATCATCCGCCGTGCACTCGCCATTCCAGACTCAGGCACTTCGGAACCTGGGGCTGGACTTCCTCGGTTGCGGATCTTTGCGGACGCGTGCCCGAATCTGGAGCGGACACTACCTGCAATGGTGAGAGATCCGCTCGATCCGGAGGACGTGGCCGACAAGCTGCACGGCAAGAAGACCGAGGACCACGCCCCGGATGCATTGCGCTATGGCATGGCCATCGAGGCCGGCCCGAGCGCCGACGAGACGGTCGGCTCGGTGAGTTGGGGCTGAGGCGTGGTTGTTTCGGCGCAGCACTTCCGCGAGGTGACCAACGGCTACGAGCAGACCTCCTCGGGCTTGTGGACCCACAAGGGTGGCCTGCAGGCCGGCGCACTGCGGGCGACCGGGCCGCTTGGCCTGATCAGCACCAGCGGACCGGGCGTGAATGTGCAGTACGACCCGTCCGGCAACGCCGGCTACATCCAGGCCTACGACTACTCCACGGGTGCCTGGAAGGACCTCGTCATCGCCGCCCGCAACATGAACATCTCGACCACGGGCGGCACCCTCAGCTTGCCGGCCGGTTCGGTGAGCACCGCCGCGATTGCGGCGGGAGCCGTCACGGGCGTGGTGAGTTACCAGATCGCCAGCGGTTTTGTGGCTTCCACCGCCGCCTGGACCGAAACCGACGTGCGCGCCACCGGCACATTCACCGGCTCCGGCATGGTGCTGGTGTTCTGGAGTACGTGCTTCAGCAACCCCAACACCGGGGGTGGCACGTATATCGGCGTCGGCATCGATGGCGCCGCCAACACGGTCGGCCTGGTCGGCCATTCGGGGGGTTCGCTCATGCAATTCGGGGGCTGCTTCACCACGACCGGCATCACTGCCGGTAGCCATCGGGTGAGCATCTTCGTGTATCCCACCGCTGGTGCCACCACCCTCAGCACTCAGGCCTACTCGACTGTCGCGGCACTGGAGTTGAGGCGATGAGCATGCACTCCGCGCCACCCGCCGCCTGGTTCAAAAACTCCAGCGAGTCGCAGCAGGACGCCATGCAGCGGGCCACCCTGGAGCTTGCCCAGGAACTCCAGAACCAGTTCGCCGGGCGCGACGAGTTGTATCGCGACATCGACGCGGTGCTGTTTGGCGACCTACCCGTGGAGATCCCCGAGGCGTACCGCAAGACCGCCGTCGAGGTCCGCTCGCCGCTGGCCATGCACATCGCCAGCACCGTCACCGCCGCCCTGTCGGTCAACCCGATGACCACCGTCTTCAAGCCCATCGGCTTTGGCGACATCTACCAGCAGAACTCGACGCTGCGGGAGAAGTTCTTCGAGGCGAGTTGGAGCCGCCAGGAGCAGGAGGCCCGCCGCCAACTCCTGCGGCTGTTCATGTGGAGCATGGCCGTCAAGGGCGAGGGCATCATCAAGACCCTGGAGCGCACCCGCGCGGCCTGGAGCGCGTACGACGAAAAGAGCGCCTCACTCCAGAAGCTGCTCGACGAGGAGCGCGACTACGACCAGCAGGCCAAAGACGTGATGTACGACAAGCAGACCGAGGAGTACAAGCTGGCCCTGCCGTACCCCATCGCGTCCACCGACGTGCCGCCCGAAACCTTCTACTACACCAAGAACGAAAACGGCTTCACGGCGTGTGTCGAGATCAAGGAACTGCCGTATCTGGAGGCCCTGGAGCGCTTCGGGGCCGGGCTCAACTCCAGCGGCGAGGTGGTCGCGCCGGACACATGGAGCGGCATGGACCCCAGGTCCATGGAGTTGGCCCGCGCCGAGTGGAGCAGCATGATGCGCTCGGCCTCCGGTTACAGCGGCACTACCCAGACCATCCGCTGCGTCGAGGCCTGGGACTACCAGACCCAGGTCATCCTGCTGAGCGGCCCCGGCCAGCGCAACAAGGGCCAGGGCTCGCTGGGCAGCGCCACGTTGTGCCGCGTGCTCAAGCACTCCTACGGCGACCCGATCCTGAAGACCCTGAAGGGGCCGTACTTCCACGCCCTGGGCGTGACCACCGCCAGCCGCTTACCGGAGCGCGCCGGACTGTCGATCCTGTTCGGCTATTTGCGGCTGTTCCCGCTGCTGGACTCGCTGCTCACTGCCCAGGGCCAGAGCGCGTACATGACCATGTACCCGGCCTTCAAGAAGACCACTCCACCGGGCGTGCTGCCGGGCCTGCCGGCCATGCCCTATGGCACCGACTCGCGCGAGGCAAGCTCCAGGGCCTCGACCATCGAGCCGGGCAAGCTGTTCCCGTTCGACATCGCGCCCATCGACCAGCCGCGCCAGGGCGTCGACGCCGACAAGCTCATCGAGAACATCCAGAAGATGATGGAGTGGGCCCTGCCCAGCGTGGTCCAGGGCATGGTCGCCAGCGACCAGAGCGGCTACGCCCTCAACCAGGCCGCCTACCTGGCGCGCTTGGGCTGGGACCCCATCGTCAGTAACGCCGAGGTGGCCCTGGGCGAGCGCATCGGCTTCGAGTCATGGCTGATCGAAAACCGTATCGGAGAGAAGGTATATGCCTGGGGTGAGCAGGAGGCTAAAAAGGGGCGCAAGACCATCGGCGGCATGGTCAAGGCGACCTGGCTGGGCGTCGGGCCGGACGACCTCAAGGGCGTGCATCGCTACGAATGCAAACTCGCGCCGTCCACTCCGAGTAACGAGATCATCGAAACTCGGGCGCTGGGCGAGAAGATGCAACTCAAGCTCATCACCTACGAAGACGCCGTAGAGCGGGCCGGCGCCAACCCCGACGAAGTTGAGAAATCGTGGCTGTTGCACGATTTGAAGAATAGCCAGGAGATCCAGCAGGAACTCAAGAACAGCATCTTCCAGAAGATCGCCACGATCCGCTCGGCCAGGATGGCGCAAGCCGGCCTTACGCCAGACATGCTCGGCGGACCACCACCCGGTGCGCCTCCCCCCGGCCCACCGGGAGCGGCTGCCACGGGCGTACCGGGGGGTACACCCGGTGCGCCTCCAGCACCCGGTCCTGGCGGCATGCCCCCCAACCCGGTCCCGTCTCCGGGCCAGGGCCTGCCCATCGCGCCTCCACCTCCAGGCGGGGGAGGCCCGGCGATGCCGCCAGGTGGTGTGCCCGGCACACCCGTGGTGCCCATGCCCCGAGGGCCGCTGCCGGTCTAGCGCATGCCAGG